GTTTTTGTCCTTTAAGTCAACTCTTTACATTTGTATTTCAATAAAAACTATAAGTCTCTCAAACTTGAAAATCCTCTAGAGTTTTAGTCATCTCTAGGGGATTTTTTTAATCTTTATATTGATCAAGAAACCAATCACAACGATTTGTTTCAATAAACACTTCTCGTTCATCACTTGTCATTATGTGACATATCTCATGCTCACGACTCTTACACCATTGATATCCCTGTAAAAATATATACAGTTCATAGTTATCCCATAATTGGAATAACTGATCACGCATCTGTTGGTTGCTTTTTATGTATTTGAATTTGTTCATGTATATATGTAGTCAACCATTCGTTTTCAATAAACAATTTACCTAACATGTTTCCTAATTTACCAATTGTTTCTTCTGGTAAATCATTACCATACATATGTTCCATAGCATGTAAACATTCATGTAATACTACATCTATCGCACGTTCTCCAGTAGCTTCATTGCTAATAAAGATTTCCGCTTCCATTGGGATACTACATAGTCCATCAAACTCTAAACTGTCTTTTACAGATAGTTCTTTAATATCCCAATGCACTTGCCCAGTTATTACTTTTTGTTCGTATATGTTCATATTGTTATTATATAGGTATATAATACTTAATCAAGTATAATGGTGTTGTTAAAATACAACATTATTATTTACCCAAAAACACTAGTTTTTTCTATGTTTTATCTATATACTGATAAATAGTTGTGAAGTTTTTAAGAGGACTTCACAACGACTCCTAAAGTTGGAACCCCCTGTTAGCGCAGGGGCGTTCATCTTCGCTAAAAGAAACTTGGGAGCAGATCATTTAACTTATAGGAGAAAACAAATGAACAAAGATTTAGCAATCACCAACATCCTTTCCTTACACCAGGAATTGATGAAAGCAACCGAAATAAACGAACTATATTGCAAACAAAATAATTTGCGTATGAGCGAATTATGGTTAGAACAAATTAATCTAATCGTAGAAGAAATTAAATTACTTGGAGATAACAAATGAGCGATGCTTATAATTTAAGCCGAATTGAACAAAGTATTGATATATTAACTGGTCAATTATATGAACAACATACTGAACAACAAAAAACATTAGATATTATTGCAAGAGAATTAATAATCTTAAATGTACCAATGGATAGAAAAATGGTTCAACGAGAATATTTGAAAGCACAAGCAATGCATAATTCTATTATCAATCTTTTAGGACTTTATTCTGAAAAAATGGACAAGTTTAAGTCAGACACAAATAGTGAAGAATATATAAATGCAAAAAAATTATATGATTTTTATAAAAAAGAAGCAGTGACATATCGCAATTTGATGAATGATGCCATTGATGGTGGAGCATATAGTGTATGAGTGAATTAACACTGAACCCACAAAATTCAGCAGTTAATCTAAAAGCAAGAATAAACGCACTAAAAGACGATGTTCAATCACAAACTAAAAAATGGAACAAAGAAACTAATCCTGCAATCAAGGATGTAATCATTATTGAGATAGATAAACTTAATAGTGAGATACAACTATTGAGTGATGAGTTGGAAGAGATTGAAAATAAAGTAAAAGGCGCGGCTAAAGATAGTTTGGCTGACTTGATTAATCAACGAAACATTGCTTATATAGCAAGTGATGGCAAATATACAATCATTACTGACTACAGTAAAGATCCACGTAAAGTAAACTTAAAAGAAGAAGTTGTAACTTATCAACATTTAAGGGGGATTCTTAACAATTTTGCGAAAAGTCCTGGTAAGTTTAGTAACTTTACAGAAGATGATATGAGAACTGTGTTTGAAAGAGCAGGCAAAAGTTTCAACATCAAAACTTCAAGTTTTCACGCAAGCAAATGGAATGAACAATATGTTTACAACAGTTTGAAAGTTCAATCAATGTATTGGGCTCCACGAACAACTGACACAAACTATAATCATTTCTTTGATGACTTGTTCTATAGTTTGTGTGGTGGTAAAACTGAGAATATTGAACACTTAGAAAAGTGGATCGTATTCAAACGATTGTATCCTGAAAAGTGCAACACAATACCACACTTGAACATTACTGGTAAACCAGGAGGCAATGGTAAAGGTATCTTTAAGAGTTATCTGTCAAGTTTGTTTACTCCAAACAGTGTATATCAGGGAGATATTAAAGAATTAGGTGGAGGATTTAACAGTGCTTGGGAAGGTAAAGTAATTATCAACTTAGATGACGAAGAAGAAAAACAGTTCCCACACGCCAGTATGAAAAAATCTACAGGTTCAAACGAGATTCGTATTGAGCCAAAGGGCGTTAATGCATACACAGTTGATGCTACATTTAGTTTAATAGTTACAGACAATACTGGTATCGTTAAACTAGTGGGTGGTGGCATTGGTGGTGAAGATAGACGCTGGTCAATCATATCAACTGAGATTGTGTTCTTGGATCATTTGAGTAAGAAGTATCATCTAAGTTTACACGATAGTAAAACATTAGCAGAATATATTGTGTCAGAACTATGCGACAATAGATTAGAAGTCAGCAAGCATTTTAGTTTTTTATGTGACAAGCATAAAGGCGACGAAATGTCTACATTGCTTGCACTACACGGCGAAGATTACAATAGACGAATTGAAGAACAAAAAGATCAATATCAGGAAATCTTTGAAGAAATATTGCCCATCTTTATGGATCAAGGTATACTACCCTTTGACTTTCTACAACAAATTGTTGAAGCAAGTCTTGGTATACAAATCAAAAGCCCACAGAAGTTCAGTCAAAAGTTTGATGAATTTTTGAGTAGGCATGGTGTGCAGGGCGTACAAAATGTTGAGTACAATACAAAAATATATTGGAAAGGCGAAACACAATACGAAACACATAAAAAGAAAGTAAGAAGAATATCGGATCAATATACTACTTTTGACTATAGTTTAATCAGTACAAAAGCATATAAGAAAAACGATAAAATCACTAAAGAAACATTGAAATTGAAAGATTATAGTGAAGTTGATGACAACAAAATCATTATACCAACAGAAATTACTCAGGGTGAAAACTTATTGAAACTGTTAGGAAAACTAAAAGATGAACATTAATCTATGTCTATACAATAGTATCTATGAAGCATACATTCACAAAGATGACCAAGTCTCTTGCAGTTTTGAAGAACTGGTCAACTTTTTTACTGACGAACAAAGACTATTACAGGATAAAACAGACACAATGTTGTTTAACTGTCTTAGTTATAAAACTGACTATATCAGTCCCGAAACTGTTAAAGTAGAGGGTGCTAATAAGAATGATTATATTCGCAGATGTAAAGAAAACGTTGATACTATCAGTTGTTTATTACTGGACATTGATGGCACAATGACATTAGAACAAGCAATAAATCAATGGTGCAACTATGAGTTTTTAGTCTATAGTACACATTCAAACAGTACAGAAAAAGAAAAGTTTAGATTGGTTATACCATTAGAAACAGCATTAACTCAACTAGAGTTTGACAAACGACATAATAGTATGATTGATGAGTTCAGTGTTGATGGTGCTAGTTTCACCATCAGTCAATGCTTTTATCTACCCAGTTACAGTGAAAGTAATAAACATTTAGCGTATGTATATTGGAACAGTAGTGATATAAGATATGATGCATTAATGTTAGAAGAGGAACAAATCAACTATAATGTATCTACTGTCAAGCCTAATTTTGAAAAAAATAGTATGAGCCAAGCAATATATAACACATTAATGACTGGTTGTGATTTGCATTATAGTGATGCACTAAGTTTGGCTATTCTTTGCAAGTGTAAGGGATTGGGTGTTAGTGAGTATAAACAGATTGTTATGACTATTGCTAGTCCAGACAGCGATTTACGCACAAAGAAGGTCAATCTGGACAAACTATACAAGCAGGGTTTTGAGAGTTTTATGACTGATCGTAAGGCAATTCAACTGATGAACAGATTAAACTGTAGTATGTGGAGATTTAATATTGCTAAAAACAGTCATTTTTCATGAGGTACGAAAATGCATCAGTTGCATCAGTTGCATCAGTTTTTTTGAAAAAAGTATCCTGTAGACGCCTAGAACACAATAAAAAAACTGATGCAGGAAAACGCCTGTGTCAGTAACATCAGTAAGTGCATCAGTTTTTTATAAAGAATCTCACGCTCAACAAGCGTTACAGTGAGAGTAACATTGTTATTTGATGTTTGTTGAGTAAATGGCTAACATGGGGTTAGCCATTTTTTATCCCATGAAAAACAAACAATTTTATTCAAATAGATTATAAAACACTAAATATGTGTACATTATGAAAAAACAAATTACATTCACACGTTGGCACCGTTATGACATGAATGGTGTAAAACACATTAGACGTTTTGAGCTTGGTATCATGCCATCAACGTTACCCGACGAGGGGTATACCAATTGGATTAGAGGTACCGGAGAGTTTAGTGATGAAGCATTAAACAATTTACGTGTTGGAATACAACGAGCATGTAAAGGCGTACCAAAACCAGATAGTCAAAAACAAAAAATGCGAGATGCCAAGCTTGGAATTCCAAAGACCGAACAGCATAAACAAAGTATGCGAGACAGTTGGCATAGGCGTAAACAAAAGGAGCTTAATGCCCAAGAAACAAACACCAAAACAAATACATCAACAATATGAAATATCAGATACTTCATATCGTGTAGCAATATCGCAAAAATATATTAAGGTAGATGAAGAATGGAAATTTCATGGTTATATTTGCATAGCATGTGACAATGGATTTAAGTTTGAAGCCAGTCTTACAAAACATAAAAAAACATGTAAAGTACTAAATAGAATAAAGGATGCTAAAAATGAATAGTGCCTGTGTAATTGGTAACGGCCCCAGTCGTTTACAGTTTGATTTATCAACGATAGGTAGCAAAATGACAACATATGGTTGCAATGCACTATACAGAGACTACATGCCAAATTATTTAATAAGCATGGATATTCTTATGGTCTGTGAGATAGTTAATAACAAGATTCATCATCAAACTAAGTTTTACACACAACATTGTAATAAAATGGATGACTTAGCAAGTGTTGGTGAACCAATAAACTTTTGTAAGATAGAACGTGAAACACATGATAGTGGCAATAGTGCGTTAAGATTAGCGATGACTAATGAACATGAAACTGTTTATGTAATTGGGTTTGACTATAGTAGTGATCCAAATTCATTACCAAACGTTTATACAGGTACAAACAACTATCAAAGTAGTTATATATGGCCTGCAGCCAGTACGACAGATACAAAATGGATACAAAGATTAAGAAGTATACTAAAAGATCATCCTAATCAAAAAATTATTAGAGTAAATGGAACTAGACAATTAGACATTACAGATAGTAATTACAGTGAAATAACCCCAGAGCAATTTAAGGAAATATATGACTCAACAAATTGAATACACATACAAACTATACAGAGACAATGACGAATTGGTCGTCACAGTTGACCCATTAGTTAAAGACATTGAAATCTCAATCACTAAGATGATGGAGATGGATGCATCAGACCTTGATGATGACAATAAGCATATCTTTGAGATGAAGATACTTGGCTTACGTACAATACATCAGTTTTTAGGTGCATTACAGCAAGAAAACTATTTGAAAGAATACAAAGCCGGCATGACTACTGAGCTTAAAGGTAAGATTAACATTGATGTTCACGAACGCCTAGATGGCTTAACTAAAGAAAGCATAGTACACTAATGGCAACGTTTCAAGGATTAATTGATAAGCCCTTTTATGTAGGGCACATAAAGAATTTTGATAAGATGGTAACAGAACTTAGTCCCTTCATGAATGAGATTGAGATAGATCAATGTATCAGCTTCATGCACACATTGACTGATACAAAGAACGATATCAATCCAAGCCCGGAAGATTGTAAAACACAATTACAGATTATGTTTGGGCGTGATAGATTTTTAGAATTGACCCAACAATGGGGCAAGAAGAATCAAAAGTTCCTAAGTGTATTTGGTACATTAAAGTTTAAGGAAAAAAGCACAGGCAAATTCTATGATGGACTAGATGAGACAGACAACAGTGAAGATTACGAAAAGGTTTATATATGATTAAAAGTATTTGGGAAAAGATTAAGCTTGCATTTGAACGCAAGCCAGCTGGTGATGTACAGTTGACACGTGAAAACTGGCCTAGCTATGGTGGTGATACCTTAAATAAGGGTGTCTATAAGATTGATCCGCCAATACAAGTATTTGGTTATACAACACCAAGTCCTAGTGAGCCACCAAAGCCAAAGCGTGTGGTTAAAAGAAAACCAAAGAATGAGTCCGCGTGAATTTATAGGACATTGCTTCTGTGACAGTAGATTTAAGCATATTGAAAATATAATACTTAAAGGTACTGTACCAGAAGTGTTAAAGCTACAAGAAATTAATAACATGATGCCAAAGTTTCATCGTCATCGTGAAGTAGCCAAACTAATAGAGGAGAGATTAAATGAAAGAAATTAATACAGGTGAATCAGTACTACCCGTAAAGAAACGTGGTGGTGCCAGAGTAGGTGGTGGCAGAAAGAAAGGTAGTACGCAGAAACTATCAGCACAAACTATCTTAGCCGCTATTGAAGATAAAGATAAACCATTTGCTGAAGGCTTTGCTGAAGATTATCATGCTGCCAGAATAGGTGACGATAAGCATCTGTTACAGAAGTATCAAAGTATGATATTGAACAAAGTTGTAGCGGATAAGCAAGAGATTGACCACACTACTCTTGGGCAGAGTTTACACAATAACTTCACGTTTCCTGGCATAGAACTTAATGATTGGCAGAGTATTGTGCCATCAAGTATATCTACGAAATGAATACATTAAAAGATTATCAAGCACATAAAAATAGAGCAAAGCGCCGCGGCGTAGAGTTTTTATTTACTTACATAGAATGGAAAACTATGTGGGATAATAGTGGTAAAACACGCGGCAGAGCCAGTGATGAATATTGTATGGCAAGACACAATGACGTGGGACCATATAGTGTTGATAATGTTTCTATTGTTACTAACAGAGAGAATAGTCAATTTGCTGTATCACATCGCAATATTGATATATGGTTACCTGCTATTAGAGCTGCCAGACAAAATCCTGAATGGAAAACAAAGATATCAGGATCAGGAAACAATCAGTTTAAGGGAAACGTTAAAGGCACTTGTAAAACTACAGGTAAACAAATAACGTTAACTGGTAAAAATGAAATGATTGGAGCAGGTTTCTTACATCAATCAATTTATAAATGCCTCAATGGTAAACTGAATTCGCACGGAGGATATACGTGGGAGAGAATGTAAGAAACATTGAGGTGCCCTTATATGGCGAGCAGAAAACTATCCTAGCAGACTGGCTCACTACTGACAAACACTGTATTGATATAGTGCCCGTTGGTAGTGGAAAAACATTCTTAGCGGCCATTGCATTGCCGTTGTTCGCATCAGACCCTCGCTATCATAAAGGAAAAGACATAATCTACAGTGCTCCAACAGGTGCTATGATTAAGTCTTTAATTTGGGAGCCATTAAAGCATAGTTGTATGAATCACTTTGGATTAGTTGATGGTAAAGACATTAACAATTCAGAACTTACAATTAAGTTCCCTAATGGAGTGTTCATTCGCTGTAAAAGTGCGGAACAACGAGAAAATCTACGAGGCTTAAACGTAGGAGTTTGGGTAGCTGACGAAGCTTCAATGTATACGCAAGATACATTACAAGAAATTACAAATCGTTTGCGCCCACGTGTTGGTGCACCAGATACAGCAGGTAGATTGATTGTTATTAGTACGCCTAATGGTACGGGACCATTACATGATTTGTTTCAGTTAGCATTACAGAACACTGACAAGTATGTTGTTCGTCATTATAACTATACTCAAATGCGTTCTGGCAATCGTGAATTTATTGAAGAACAGAAACGAATCATAAGCCCATTAAAGTTTAACCAAGACTATATGTGTCAATGGGAAAGTGTTGCAGATCAATTCTTCTATGCATGGGATAAG